TTAGATCCGTGTCTTTAGTGTATAGAGCATTTCTAACGCGCGACGCGGTGTCATGTCATCCAGATCCAGTTTGGCCAGTTCATCCAGCACCGGATGCGGCAGGCTGGCGAACATATCGCTCTGCTGCGGCGCGGCCGGTTTGCCTCTGGTTGGTTTCGGAACTTCATGGGGCAGGGCAGTCGCTTCCAGTCGGCCCAGGTGCTCGCGAGCACGCACGATCACTTCACTCGGCACACCGGCCAACTGCGCAACTGCCAGGCCGTAGCTCTGGCTGGCAGGCCCGGGCAGCACGTGGTGCAGGAACACGATGCGCTCGTTGTGCTCGGTGGCATTAAGGTGAACGTTGGCCACCAGCGGCTGGGCCTCCGGTAACACCGTCAGCTCAAAGTAGTGGGTGGCAAACAGCGTGTAAGCCCGCAGATGCGCCAGACGTTCGGCGGCAGCCCAGGCCAGGGACAGGCCATCGAAGGTGCTGGTGCCGCGACCGACTTCGTCCATCAGTACCAGGCTACGTTCGGTGGCGTTGTGCAGAATGTTCGCGGTTTCGCTCATTTCGACCATGAAAGTCGATCGCCCGCCCGCCAGGTCATCGCTGGAACCGATCCGGGTGAAGATCCGGTCCACCAGAGACAATTCGCAACTGGCTGCCGGCACGAAACTGCCAATGTGCGCCAGCAGCACGATCAACGCGGTCTGGCGCATGTAGGTGGATTTACCGCCCATGTTCGGACCGGTGATCACCAGCATGCGCGTGTTGTCGTCGAGGCTCAGGTCGTTGGCCACGAACGGCGTGGTCAGCACTTGCTCGACCACCGGGTGGCGACCCTGGGAGATGCGCATGCACGGCTCGTCAACGAAGCGCGGGCAGTTCAGGTCGAGGTTCAGCGCACGCTCGGCAAGGTTGCTCAGCACGTCCAGCTCGGCCAGTGCCGCGGCGGTGTCTTGCAACGGCGGCAATTGGGCGATCAGGTCTTCGAGCAGCGCTTCGTACAGCATCTTCTCGCGAGCCAGGGCGCGGCTCTTGGCTGACAACGCCTTGTCCTCGAACGCTTTCAGTTCCGGCGTGATGAATCGCTCTGCACCTTTGAGCGTCTGGCGGCGGATGTAGTCGGCCGGTGCCGATTCAGCCTGCTTGCTCGGCAACTCGATGAAGTAACCGTGAATGCGGTTGTAGCCGACCTTCAAGTGCGACAGGCCGGTGCGAGCCTTCTCCCGTGCTTCCAGGTCGATCAGGAACTGCCCGGCGTTTTCGCTGAGCGATTGCAAGTCGTCCAACTCGGCGTCGTAACCGGTCTTCAACACACCGCCGTCACGGATCACCGCCGGCGGGTTGTCGATGATGGCTTTTTCCAGCAGCGCCGCAAGTTCCGGGTAGGTGCTGGTGGTCTTCGCCAGTTGAATGATGTGCGGCGCTTCCAGTTCAGTCATCGCCACTTGCAATTCTGGCAATGCACCGAGCGCATCGCGCAGGCGAGCCAAGTCGCGAGGACGGGCATTGCGCAGGCCGATCCGCGCCAGAATCCGCTCGATGTCACCGATTTCCTTGAGCTGCGGTTGCAGTTTTTCGAAACGGTAACCGTCGAGCAGGCAGGTGATCGAGGTCTGTCGCGCCAGCAATACGGTCAGATCCCGCAGCGGACGGTTCAGCCAGCGGGTCAGCAGGCGGCTGCCCATGGCGGTCTGGCAGCGGTCTACCACCGACTGCAACGTGTTGTCGCGGCCTCCGGCCAGGTTGGTGTCCAGTTCCAGGTTGCGACGGCTTGCGCCGTCCAGCACCACGGTGTCATCCAGGCGTTCATGGCGCAGGCTGCGCAAATGGGGCAGGGCGGTGCGCTGGGTTTCCTTGGCGTAGCTGAGCAGGCAACCGGCGGCGCCGATGGCCAGGGTCAGGTTCTCGCAACCGAAGCCTTTCAGGTCCTGGGTGGAGAATTGCTGGCAAAGGCTTTTCAGTGCCGAGTCGCGTTCGAAATCCCACGGCGCACGGCGACGAACCCCGCGACGTTTTTCCGCCGGCAGGTCCTTTGGCCAGTCATCGGGAATCATCAGCTCCACCGGATTGACCCGCTCCAGCTCCGCCAGCAGGTTTTCCCAGCCCTTTATTTCCAGCACGGTGAAGTTGCCGCTGGTGATGTCCAGCACCGCCAGACCGAACAGACGTTCGTCACCCAACACCGCCGCGATCAGGTTGTCCCGACGCTCATCCAGCAGCGCTTCATCACTGACCGTGCCCGGCGTGATGATCCGCACCACCTGACGATCCACCGGCCCCTTGCTGGTGGCCGGATCGCCGACCTGTTCACAGATCACCACCGATTCGCCGAGCTTCACCAGTTTCGCCAGGTAGCCTTCGGCGGCGTGGTAAGGAATCCCACACATCGGAATCGCCTGACCGGCCGACTGCCCACGGGCTGTCAGGGTGATGTCCAGCAACTTGGCGGCCTTCTTCGCGTCTTCATAGAAGATCTCGTAGAAGTCGCCCATGCGGTAGAACATCAGCTGGTCGGGGTGCTGGTTCTTCAGGCGCCAGTATTGCTGCATCATCGGGGTGTGGCTGGAGAGGTCCATATTCAAAGGGCTTTGCTCTATCTGTCTATTTGACAATGGTCAAACGTCTAATACTACAGGGATTTTTTCGGCATTGTTGGCGGCTCGGCGATGTCGGTTTCACGCAGTCTCAGGTAGCGTGCCGTCATCTTCGCATCGGTGTGGCCGCCGAGCTTCTGTGCGTTGTTGCCCTGCTTGTCGGTGTCGGTCAGCGACTTCGCTCTGAGGTCATGCAGCGTTGCACCGACGACCCCGGCAGCCTTGCAGTTGCGGTTGAATGCATCCTTCACCGAGCTGTAATGAACCGGCTTTCCGCCGCGGGGCGAACAGAATAACGTGAGTCCGCGAATGGTCCGAGGCAATGCCTTGATCCGTGCGACCAGGGCTTCGAGGTCTGAACTCATCCGGACGATAAGCCTGGCCCCGGTCTTCTGCTGCTTGAACGCAATACCTTCCTCACTGATATCTGAAAGGTGGATGGCCAGCACATCGCTGATCCGCTGTCCGGTCAGATAACACATCTCGTAAATGACCCGCATGTTCGGGCTCGCCTTCTCGCAGATCTTTGCGAACTCAGTATCGGAAATATACCGATCGCGTCGATTCTCCGTATGTCGCCGGATCCCTGTGCAGGGATTTGAGTCAACCAACTGACTCTCCAGCGCGTACATGAACACCATCCTCAGAAAAGAAATCACCCGGTTTGACATGTTAGGCGTGCTGGCCATGTGCATTTTCAGCGCAGCCACGTGGCGCGGCAGCACGTCGCGGGGCTCGAAGTCGGCGAACGCCTCCTTGAGCCTGACTGCTGCGGCCTCGTATTGCTTGACGGTGTTGGTCGCGAGCTTCGGAGCCATGTTCGCCAGGGCATCGTCGATCAGCTTGGACATGCCGCCCTGGTTGCCTTTGTCGATTGCCTTGGCGTACGCGACCAGCGATGCCTGGAAGTCCGTGCCCAGGCGCATCCATTTGCCTTTGCGCACCAGGTAGTAAGCCCCGTGCTTCTGGTACATGCACGCCGGCAAGTGCCGGTCTTTCTTGCGAGGGCGCATTCTCTACCTTCCTTATGCGAGCCGGAGTTCCGGGCCTTTCTTCGATTGAATACCACCAAGCCGGCCAATGACAACCTGGCGCAGCACCTTGGGCTTGCCGTATCCATCAACGGCGAATCCGTATTTTTCCGCCTGCAACCATTTGATCTGGGCGCCAGGCTTCGTGTAGCCGGTGAGTTCGGCCACTTCTTCAGCGGTCAGAAACATTTGATGCTCCATGCCGCGCGTGGCGGCAGAAGATGGTTATTCGGGTTTAGTGGGGAACCACTCGGTGTCGTATTCGAATTGAGTCACGCGCCGCGGCTCAATGTGTGGGATCGACTGCTTGAACTCGTGAACAGATCCGGGGCTGCCGCCGAAGTCCTTCGCCTCTCTCAAAAACACGTCTTTGTAGATCCTGAGCAGGTGGTCGGCCGCTTCTGCGAAAGCGTCCTCACGATAAAAGCCAGCGACACTGATTCCGTCATCGACCAACCAGACTGTCCGGCGCGGGCCTTGCTCGGCCTTATCGATCTTCTCGGCCATCTGCTGGCGAGCGTAACGAAGCTGGTCCAGGGAAAGCTGGCTGACCCATTCGTCGGTGCCGATTCGCAGGGTGTGCCCGTACTCGCACTTGATTTCAGGCATAACGATTCCTCGCCCGCCGTACACCGGCAGGCTGGTAGGTGGAATAGGGGTTAGGCCGTGCCGAAGAGATCGAGTTGATCAGATTCGACTGCCTGCTCTTGGAGGCGGGTGATTTCGTGTTCGATTCGAGATCGAGCGATCGCGACGTACTGCTCGTCAATCTCGCAACCGATGAACTGGAAGCCTTCGCGCATTGCGGCCTTGCCGGTGCTACCGGAGCCCATGAACGGGTCAAGGGCAATGCCGCCATTTGGAGTGACCAGGCGCAACAGATACGCCATCAGCACGGTGGGCTTGACTGTGGGGTGGTTGTTGCCACTTGTCTCTGTGGTTGCCACCTTGCGCAGGGTTGTGCCCTGTTGGAATTGTGGTCCCGGGTCCAGCAGGCCTTCGTGTCGATCCGAGCGGCTGGTTTTGGCGCAGTAGAAGAATCGAGCAGCGCTTCCGCTATCCAGACGACGTGCACCGGGCTTCATTTGAAACCCGACGACACCTTCATTCGTGCTTTCCGCGCTCGCCTCAGTTCCGCGCCCTCGCTTCATGTTTCCGTAGCAGTTTTGCCCGGCGCGTTGTGTATCGCTGGTGCTGGCGGCGGCAAGCTGTCCAGGCGCATCAGGAAACGCTGCAATGACCTCTGGGCTACCGTCGTGGATCAGGTTTGCTGGCCACCGGCCGAGATCAGAAGCCTCGGTCGTCCTCGGTAGCTTCCCCGACTTACCCCCGACGAAGTTACCGCCGCGCATATCAACAGTGGTCGGTCGGTCCCAGTTCTTCGCCAAGGCCTCGGCGTCTATGGCTCGCACGCGACACCCATCAATGTTCATGGCACCCGTGCGGTGAACTTGCACGTTTGCGGCGACCGTGCCGGCGAAGGGCTTGCGAGCAACGGTTATTGGCTCCAGCGCCGGCTTCAACGCCGTGCCCCAGCCTTCGTGTTCGCCTTCCAGGTTGTGCGACTTCGGGAAACCTGAACCGTACACCCATGCGATCATGTCGCGGATCTCGAACCCGGCGTCCTCGATGCGTGCCGCCATTCGATGCTGAGTGCGGGTTCCGGCGAAAGCCAGTAGGTGGCCACCTGGTTTGAGTACTCGAAGGCATTCGGTCCACACGTCTACCGCTGGGACATCGTAGTCCCACTTCTTCCCCATGAAGGAAAGGCCGTATGGCGGGTCCGTTACGACGCTGTCGACGCTGTTGTCGGCCATCTGCCTGAGCAGCGCGAGGCAGTCGCCGACCATGATTTGGTAGCTGCTCATCGCCGCGGCCTCTTGTAGCAGTACACGTAGGCGAACCAGGCGAGTGCGATCATGGCGTCACCTTGATGTCGACATCGTCATGAATCCACTCGATGTCGAGCAGGTCCTCTTCATCGATCTGAGCACCGCGCAAATCATCACTGGCCAGCAGTCCCTCAACGTCATCATCGGATGCATCCTCGATCACCTTGCGGAAGTTCACGACCGCTTTCCCGGTCAGCACAATTGTTTTGCTCATGGCGTTACCTTCTGGCCGAGCAGCACATCGCTGACGACCTCCCAAAGTTTGGCCGGTGACCACTGGAACCGGTCGAAGTCCGTATCGGGCTGGATGCCGAACCGGCAGGTAGAGTGGGCGCCGGCCGGGTACTCGCCGCGCTTGGCCATGATCGTGGCCACTCGACCATCACCGCCTGGCTCGGTGCGGTGATATTCGTAGGCCTGGGTGTTGTAGTCGTTGCCGGCGGTGATCCCGTAAGTACCGGCCGGCACCATGTCGGCGCGCCCGTCGGGTGTCCATGGCCGTCCGCCGCCGGCTGTTCGTGCGCCTTCATGCAGGTAAAGCACGAACTCGCCAGCGTCATGACAGACGATTTCGAACGCGTGGTTGAACTGCGTGCCAACGATCACCCGGGAAGTGAAGTTGAAGCGGTGATCGTGGATCGCCGAGTGTTCGAAGCAGGCGCGGCGCGGCAACTCCGGGTGCCAGACATGCAGCCGCTGGTTTCCCTGGAGTTGGACCTGCACAAAGCCTAGGCCGTGCAGGGTGATTTTGTCGGTCATTACGTCATCGATGATCATGAGGCCACCGCCGCGACAGAGAAGTAGAGAGCGCCCCAGAAGCAGGCGCTTACGGTCATTACTTTCAGGAGCATGGCGTCACCTGCTTGATGTTCGACTCGACCCATTTGCGCATGCGCACCCATCGCTGCTCCGGTGTCTCTGCCTGCCAGCTTCCCTCGTCGTTCATGAAAACGATTTCCGAAGCCATGGCGGGGCTGATGCCAAACGCTTCACCAACGGCTTCTCGGTCATCCGGATCGAGCGCTGCCATATCCACGCCGCGCTTTGCCCCAACCACGCCGATGGTGCAGAACTCACCTTCAGCTTCCAGGGAGTCGGCGATCAGGCGCTTGCCCGGCATGGCGTCCAGCGCATCGCGCAGCTCGATCAAGAAGGCCTGCCCGCGCTTGCCCTTGAGTGCTGACTTGACGGCGCCCCTCCAGCAGATCAGATCCCAACCACCGCAATCATCGCTGTATCCGCTGCGGCTCATGACGCGACCCTCCGTGCCCAGTGCACATGCGGACCGTCTTCCGTATCGAAGATGCCGAGCAGAAACCACTCAGGCCCTGGTGACCGAGGGTCCCAGCCAATGCAGTTCGCCTCGCCATTCCAATAGGGGTGGTCGGCCAGATCGATTTCAAGCGAGCCCCAGCTCAGTTGCAGGCCTTGTGCCTTGAGCCATGCGTGATACGGCTCGGGGTCTTCGCTGCCGTCGAACGCTGGAATACAAGGGTGATACCAGTAGCCGTTTTCGTCGCGGACAACTTCAGTAGGACCGAAGCCGGTCTTCGTGCGGTGGACTTCGCAAAGGGTGACTCGGTGAACATCCGAGTACTGCCCGCCGCCACTACTGAAGGCCATAGTGCAGCCGCACTCAGCCGGCTTGCCGTTCACAATGGTGATTTGCTCAGGCGCCTTTCCACTTTCTTCAGGCATGACCGTTCCTTTTCCGCTATAGCGGCTGACTTTGAAGGGGGAGGGAGTAAGGTTTTTGCGGGGAGGAGTACAGATGTACTCCTGCTGGCGTCAGGCAGGTTCTGCGCTGGCGGATAGCTCGCCAATGGCAAGCGTTGCAATCTCGAAAGGCTTTTCGTAAATGGCTGAGACCTTGACCACCTCGTTGAGGGCATCCACGGCGTAGGCCAGCTGTGATTCCAGCTCATCAATCCGCTGGTCCGCTTCGTTCAGGCGCAGCTGCAGGGCGTCACGCTCGGCGCGCACGGTGTCGATCAGATCGAAGTCAGGCTTCGTGCCTATCGGAGGCTTCCACTGCTGACCACCGTTGTACATGTAGCCCATGTGCTGCAAGGTCGCGATGGCAGCCTCGCTGGCCGGGCCGAGATAGTTGATTTTTGGCTCGCTCACTTTGAACCCCTTCAATTGTCCGTACCCGTGTAGGTGCGCCAAGGGACCTTGACGCCGTTGACCAGAAAGCCCCAGTCACCACGCCACTTGCTGGTGATGAACAGGGTGATGACGCCGCCGGGAGATACCTCGTCGATCCGGTGGTACTCGCCGTGCATCAGGCGGGCGGTGTCGCCGGGTTCGCGCCAGTAATCGATATCGCCGTTCCCGCTGTGTCGGCGCTGCTCCTTGTAGAAGCCGCGCAGGATGATCGTCCGCGCATTCCACGGGTGGTCATGCAGATCCCGGTCTTCGTCCGGCCGCATGATGTGGTGGATGCGAAAGGACCACGGGCACCACCAGAGCGCCGGCTTGTGCGTCTCTCGGCTGTACGGGTTGAACAGCCACCAGCGGCCCATGTACATCTCGGCGCCGTCGGCGGACATGATGTGCAGGTAAGGCGTGCGCTTGGCGCGGGCGATGAGCCAGGCGGCAATGGCCGGGCGGGCAAGCAGCTTGGCGACCAGGCGCCAGAAGAGGTTGATCATGCCGCCTCCTTCTGCTGTTCGAGACGCAACGCAGCCTGGACAGCCTCGACAACTCGGCGCAGGTACGTGAATTTGTGGTTTTCTTCGACTGCCTTACCGTCGAGCGGGTAATGCCATTCCTCGCCGAACAAGTCGGACAGCAGCGCGCTTTGATGCCAGCATTCGTTTGAGCTCTCGATGCTGCGCAGTACATCAATGTCATGCCAAAGCTCGCGCGCTTCATCTTTGCTCAGCTCGCCCAGTTCCCATTCGTGGCGCCCGGTCTGTTGCCGACGGCGTTGGACGATGCACTTCTTGGCCAGGGCGTGCAGCGCGTCGCCGCTGAAGACGGTGGGGCTGATGCCGCGATCCAAGCAATTCAGGACGTAGTCCCAGCCGCAGTCAGCGACGAACTCAGCGACGGTGCGCGGCCCCATGCCACCCCAGTAGGCGTTCCAACTGTTGTCCCAGCAGTTGATAGTGATCTTGCCCTGGGCTGTCTGGTAGTTAGGGTCAGATTCGATGGGGCAATCGCGTCGACCGAAGTCCTCGAGGAACACGGTTATCGTGTCAAGCCGCGGCGCGCCGGTGATCACCAGCTTCGTGACTGTCGAGCGCTCAACCTTCAGCGGCTCGGCCGGTTTGTTTTCTGTGGGCATGGGGCGTCCTATGCCGGGTCATGCCCGGGCGGTGGAGTGGGTTACGCCGCGAGGCGCTGGTAAAGTTCGATGATGTCGGCGGCGTTGGCCGCGACCAGTGCTTCGGCTTCGTCAGGGCAGACGCTGTTTCCGATCAGCCGGACCTGGTCCGTCTTGTTGATGTCGCGCCATTCTTCGGCACCGGTCACAGGATCAACGAACAGCCCGCGGTCGATGATGTAATCCTTGTCGAAGCCCTGCGCCGCCTTCAGCTCAGGCGGTTGCAGCATGCGCAGGGTGATGTCCACCAGCACATAGCCGCCGACCATGACCATCTCGGCCGGGTCTTTGAAATGCTCCGGCAGATACTCGTGCATGAAGGCAGCACACCGGCGGGCGCCTTCCATCTGCTCCAGGGTGAGCGTGTCTGGAACCTGCACCACCTCAACCAGTGCCACTCGGTCTTTCGTTGGCAGCGTGTGCATTGGCTCGGTGAGCGAGATGCCGTCCTTTTCGTTGCCGTAGTACTTCACCAGGTAGGCGTTGACCAGTCGCTGATTGGCGCCGGATTGGCAGATGGTGGAGATGGGGTCATAGGCCGAACGGCCATCGCCTTTGTAGTAGCCGCCATTCGCCTGTTCGAAGAACGCTGCCGATACCGCATGGTGCCCGGTGCTGGTAGCCACCACGTTGAGCGGCTCTGTTACCTCAGCTCCGACCGATCCTTTTCGCAGCGTCACCATGTTCGCCGCGGCCAACGCGAAGTGCCCGCCCTTGACCTGGGCAACTTGCGTGCGCAACGGTTCGACCGCGCTGAAGTTACGCTGCGCTGAGCCGTTGGCGCACTCGGTGAGGAATGGCGCTGCTACTGGCTGCACCAGTGCGTGATGAGTACCACCGGCGCTGATGGTTGATAAGGCGTCGTCCACGCCGTGGGTGCTGGTGTGTGATTCCGAAGTACCGCGCATCGGGACAATGAACGGCTTCGTGCTGGTCAGTACATGTCGCCAGCAGCCTTTGGCTACGCGGCGCATTGTGTTCACTGCCATCGGTCGTTCACGGAAGATCGTGCGGCCGAGGTTGCTCCAGTCGATGCACTCCGCGGCGGTGCGCCAAGGTTTTTGTTTGGCGGTCGGCGCCTTGTGGCGTTTCGGCGCTGGCCAGACGATTGACTGGCCATCGCTGCGTGCTATCAGGTACAGGCGCTTCCTGATGGTCGGGGTGCCGGCGTTGGCCGCAATGCGCTCGCGCCACTCGACGTTGTAGCCGAGGCCTCGAACCAGCGCCTCCATCGGCACGAACTCGCCAATGGCCTGCATGATCTCCGGCATGTCCGGGTGATCGGCAGCAAGCCCCGCGCTGATCGCTGAGATAAAAGCTCTGAAAGTGCGCCCGCGCTCGGCCTTGATTGGCTGACCTTCGTCGTCGATTGGCCCCCAGTCGCAGAACTCTTCGACGTTCTCCAAGAAAAGTAGTCGCGACTTGGTGATGAACAGCCAACGAATCACCACCCATGCCAGCCCGCGAACGCCTCGGTCACGCGGCGCCCCGCCTTTCGCCTTGCTGTGATGGCGGCAATCAGGTGATGCCCAGATGATCGCCACTGGTTGGCCGCCGGTTGCTTCCCGAGGATCGACTTCGTACACATCCGCAACGTAGTGAGCTGTTGATGGGTGGTTGGCACGGTGCACGGCCAGGGCGATCGGGTTGTGGTTTACCGCGACATCCGGCTCCCGGTACGCCCGGGCTATGCCGGTGCTGGCACCGCCGCCACCGGCGAACAGGTCCACCACCAGTTCTTTTTCGAACGGCAGGCCCATGCTTGGCTGGCCATGGATGAACTGGGGTAATTTCTGTTGTGCGGACATAGTTGGTCCTCGCCGGGCTATAGTGGCCTGATCATCAAAGGGGGATGGCACATGCGAATAAAATTGGCTGTTGCGGGTGGCTTGATTTTTTGTCTAGCGATTGGTGTGGGGTTGTGGTTGCTTTTTGTGCCCAAGCTTTCAGGCACTGAATTTGTTGCGTTCGTAGTTGCGTTCACAATAATCGGCGGGATAGTTGCTTTCGCGCCAGAAGTTCAGGAGTTCTCAATTGCTGGCAACGTTGTTAAGTTGAGAGAAGTTAAAAACGAAGCATTAAAATCGATTGAGATCCTGAAAAAATCTCAAGCTGAATTATTAAGATTGATGCTGTTCACCAAGCCACTGGTTAGCAGAGGTGAGCCTCTAGAAGAAGGATACTTGGCTATCGATAGAAATTTCTGGGATGTCGTTGCTGAGGCTAAAAGGATTGGCGCAGTTGAAGCCCTTAAGCCTGACCTACTTAAATGTATCGACGTAATGCTTCCTGAATTATACTCGGTCGCAATAGGTATGAATGGCCCTTGGCGTGAGGGCTTTTGGGTGCATAAGAACTTTGCTGATGTAGCTGCAGATATTCTTAATCCACATATGCTCTCCGAGACTTCAAAAGCCCGCGGGCAACAAGACGAGTCAATTTACAATAAGTTCGCAAGAGCTCGGGTTGCGGAGATGAAAGATTTGTACGTATTAAAGGATGACTTATCCAAATAAGTGTTCATCTCTCTAGTGTCAACTTTCTATACCGGTTCTGGCGAACTCCTTTAGCTGTCGTGACTGCTTTTCCGTAACCACGATTTCAGGTCGCGACATGTTTGCGAATTGACCGGACTCATAGGCCGTTGCGCCGGCGAGGTTGATCAGGAAGGTAGAGACCGTCTCTTGCCATTCCTCGAAATCGTGCCGCTCGCCCAGCACATCAAGTGCATCAGCGAGCGCTTTCGACACAATCAGCGTGCGCTTCTCGGCGCCGATCCGATCCAGCAGGGCTTTCTCCTTGGCGCGCTTGTCCTTCTGCAGCTCTGCATTGCTCTTGGCCATGGCCTGCCTCTTCAATTCCGTGGGCCGGTAGATCCAGCCATGTCTGTCGTCGGCGCTGGCGCACCTGGTTGCTGAGCCGCTTCATGAAGTGAACTTGAATCCGTTTTCGCGAGCGATGAGGCGGGCGCGCTTGGCTTCCATGCCGCATTCTTTCGCTGCCTTGGCGATTGGCGTTCCAGCCTCGGCCAGCTCCTTCAGCCTGGGCGCGATCTTGTCCCGCTCGGCGCGCAGCTTGTTGCCGTGGGTGGTGGTACCGAAAGCCGGGGCATCGGCACTGACGCCCCGGGCGATCTGCTGCACGGTCTTGCCGGAGCCGAAGAACTGTTCCAGCTTCTGGTTCAGGCCCTCGATGATCGAGTCTCGCGGGTTGGGCATTGGTACGCCGATCATTTGTCCCACCCATCGATGTTCACCTTCGCACCGTCTGCTCGCGCTTCCAGCACCTGCGCCAGGTTGATCGCCGCCTTCCAACTGAAGCGGAACCCCTTCACTTTGCCGGTGGCCCGCTCGATGACGTGATAGGCGTTATCGCCCTTGGTGACGACCTGGAAGCGAACGGCGCTAACCGGTGCCTCTTTGCCGATCATTGAATAGAACTCGGCAGTGTCCGCTGTTGCGCGGATGTGCAGGGCAATGTTGCCTTCGACGCGCGCTTGCATGGATGGATGCATTTGCATGGCTGATCCCTCGGTGTGGGGTTGCGTGTATTCGTCAGAACTCGGCCGGTCTGCTGGTTGCCGTTGGGCGCAGGGGAGAGTGCTCACGAATAAACGCTGGGCAAAAGAAAGGCCCGTGGACGTTCGGGCCTTTCACAGATGCAGCAATCGTTGGGCTCTGGTCTATTTCATGATGGTCATCCTCCAATGCGCGCCGTTGGCATCTGGCGGGCGCTCGCCGGTCTCTGGTTTGTTGCATGCAGGTGGCCGGTATAAGCCGGGGTTTCGTCCGCATCCCGCTGCACCCTGTCGCCAAGGTGCAGCAGTGATGCTCATTCAGCCTGGAGCGCTTCGATGGCCTGCCGGTATTCGGCGGCGTTGGTGCGATTGTTTGCCGCGTCTTCGTGCTGGCCCTCGCGATCCTGAATCGCTGCGTTGTTCTCGCAGTTGGAGGCGTGGATTTCGAGCTGGGCTATTGCTGCTGAGTGCTTCATGGATCGTTCCTCTCGGTCGTTTTCCCAATGCACCCGGCAAGCCAGGTGCATCAGTGAAACTGTCCGTCCTATTGCCGCCGGAGGGGCGGGGCGCATTGCTTGCCGGGTCATTCACACGGTTTTGGCGTTTCGCCATCGGGCAGCCGTACAAGGTTTTCCCTGTCGTTGGCAGGCTTTCGGGCCTGTCTGCTCGCCGGTCGCCGGTAGAGGCAATGCGGTCTGTTGTTTGTTGCGCTGACTGTTAAAGAGCGGTGGTGCTGCGCAGTGTCTGTGTTCGCTGCGATGGATGTAATTTAGAAAACTAAACAAAAACCGTCAACACTTATTTTAAGAAAACTTAACAAGGCTGTGAAATTCCGTCTCTGCCAAATTGGAAAAGATCAAGGCTTACGATTTAAAAAATGCTGGCGTATGCTCCGTAATAACTGGATATGCATACAGCATTAGGAGGCGGACATGGCGAAGGCAAAGAAGACAGAAAAGCCGGCAGTGCGGCATGAAGTGAGCGGAATTGAGCGCCTCGGCCTGCGCGTATCGTCGATGATCAATCACCCGGTAGCGCAGATTCAGCGCTGGGTGACGATCCATCGCCTGGACACTGATGGGGATCGGGAGTGGGAGGAGGTGATGGGGCTGCTAAGCGAGACGGATGGCATAGACATGACGTTCAACGACGATGAGTCGGTGACGCTGAAGTGGGAGGCAAGTGCCGAAGAAGATCGGCCGGTTGAGACTGCGGAGCAGGTTGAGGAGCCCGCGCCTTTTTGATTACCCGTAAAAAAGCCCGCTCAATGGCGGGCTTAGCTCAAGCTTCAGTGATGAAGAGCCTGTGCAGTTCGCCGTCTTTAAACACTGGTCGTGCTCTCACCTTTAATGGGTCATGGCGATTTAGGGCTCGGGTGTAAGGGTTGTTTGGCTGAGTCAGAGCGACATCGTTAATCTTTCCATGATATGTGCCAGCGTATCCTTCGATCTCGACTCGGCACACCCCGCTATCTACGCTAAGAGAATAAATTCTAGTCACCACGTAGTCACCCGGATCTCCAACAACAACGTCCCCGTCTGACCGGATCGCAAGTGCTTCAGGCTCGGAAATCACTACAGGATGCTCGGAGTCGGAAAATTGCGTTATCTGGTTACAGCTCTTGCCGACCGGGGCGAGCGCCGCTCTCATAGGCGATTTCGCAGCTTCAATCAGCCCAGGAATCGAGACCATCATTTTCTCGTGAAGACTGGCAAGATTGTCATTCGCCTTTATCAACCCATTGGCCAAAAGTGTATTCAGCTCAGAAGACGACTTCGCCTGTTCCTTGATGACGTCGACCAATTCTTTCACGTTAGATGTCCCCGACAGCGCTTCTTTGATGTGTCCCATCACCTTCGCCACCAGCCAGTCGAAAGCCTTTTTATAGACGTCGTTAAATGCTGGGTATTGATGAGTAAGTGCTGTAAGTATAACCAGTGTTGAGTCGAATGAACCCTCCCTTGGAGGTGCCGAAAAGCACCGTAGGTCAGATTGTTTTTTTCCAGAAAGGACTTCGCCGTGAAGACAGTAATGACTGACTAGCCGATACAGGCGCCCGGACCCGTCAACTGATCGAGCGTACTGAGCAGAGTCAAGCAGGTGCCTGTCTGCGTCTCCCCCGTCATACTTGACATCCATGTGTCCGGCTACACCGGTCATCGCATCCCATTTCATCTTTTCTTCCTTGAGGCGCCAGGTTCTAGACCTTGGATTATTGGGGGCGGGGTTAGTTTGGGCAGCAATTCGGCCAGGGGCAACTAAACAAGGTGCGCGTTCCACACCAGCAGCACCCGGGCCTGGATGTGCGTGTCTTCCGCCCTGATTGTTTGCGGTGGATGTCGCGGGTTGTCAGAGAGCATCGTGATCTGCTCGTCGCCTAGCCACTGGAGCCGCTTGATATAGAGGTGGCCGTCCCAAGAGAACATGTAGATCCCATCCCCTGAGAACTCGCGAACGCTCACGTCTACCAAGAGCGGGTCGCGGTGCTTGATCGTGGGCGCCATCGATTGGCCCCAGCCCGTCACCATCTTCAGGTGGAAATGCTCTTTGAACTCAACACCCATCTCGCGCAGGTGCTGGGGACTAACGCGCACGTCCTGAAACATCTCAGGGTAGTCGTGCGGGATCTGTCCACCGCCCATGGCAGCGCGCACGTCGTAGTGGGCGATCCACACTTCATCGCCAACAGCGCCCGGGCGGTAATAGTCGAGATCTATTACACCACCGCCATCGTCGGCCTCAGCTGCCGCAAGCAAACGTTGACGCGCAGCCTCGGGTAGAGACTTCCCTTGTTTTGCGAGCATCTGTTTGACCATGTCAGCGGCAGATGCGCCTGTATCCAATCGGCTTTCGGACGAGGAAACGCCTGGCGAACCGGTTCCTTCCGATAGCCAGTCAGGCGAGCAATCAAGTGCGCGTGCCAGGGAAAGCAAGTTTTTACCCTTTGCACCGTTTGTTCCGCTCACCCAAAAGCTGACCGTGGCCTTTGACACGCCAGTCAGCTTGCTGATGTCTGTAGCGCTGAGGTTCAGCTCCCTCATGCGCGCGGTCACGCGATCTTTGAATTCCATATTTAGGATTCTAAACATTTCATTGTTTAGATAACTTGCCTTGTATTGTTAAGAACTCTAAACTCGACGAAGACAATGGAGACAAACCCATGACCTACGACGAAGCCCTGAAACATTTTCGCACCGGCCGCGCTATCGGGGACGCCCTTCGCGTGACTGGTAGCCGGGTATCGCAATGCCGTACAGCGGGCGGGTTTTCTTACCCAATGCAGTGCGTTCTGGAGAAAGAGTCAGGCGGCGCGCTGGTTGCTCGGCGCGAAGACGATCCGGCCCAAGCGCTCAACGACACGGCCGCCTAACTCGCTGAACAAATGATCGCTCAAGCCCTGCAAGGGCTCCACGGAAACAAATTTGAGGTTTTACGAATGGAAGATTTCTTGAGGGCTTGCCACACCACCGTCAAGGAAAGCGGGGCAGAGGAACTGGCGGGGAAAATGTGCATGGCGCACGTGAGCCTGCTTCAGCGCTCGAATCCGGACAACGCCGCGCATCACCTGACCATTGAGCATTTGTTCGGCGTGCTGCTTCACACCCAAGACATGCGCCCGTTGATCGCGCTCGCCGACCAATTCGGTTTCGACCTGGTGGCTCGCGAGAAGCCAGTCGCTAAGCCGCTGATGGTCGCGCTGGGTCATCTCTCCGCTGAGTGCGGCGACGTGGGTCGATTGATTTTCGATGCCGCCGCTGACAACCACATCAGCCAGCACGAAAAAGCCCAGGGCGAGAAAGCAATCCTAGAAGCGATTGACGCGCTGCAGGTCATGCGCGAATCGCTGAAGGCTGCCTGAACGGCAGGCACAAAAAAGCCGGGCTGCAACCCGGCTCTTTCAAAACGATAAAACACTTGAGGGGCCATTATGAACACGATCGTCGCTCCAAGCAATACGGTCACCATGTCGAGTCGAGAGATCGCCGATCTCACCGGCAAGCAACATCAGCACGTCATGCGCGACACGAAGCGCATGCTTGGCGACCTCGGTTTCGATGCGTCCACTTTTGGACGCATCTATCACGATGGTCTGAACCGTCAGCAAACCGAGTACGTGCTCGGGCAGGACCTGGTCATTACGTTGCTTTCCGGGTACAGCGCGCCGCTTCGATACCGTGTCGTGACACGTTTGCACGAACTCGAAAACGTGTCACGACAGGTTGTCACGATCCCACAAACTCTTCCTGAAGCTCTGCGGTTCGCCGCCTTGCAAGCCGAAGAGAATCTCCAGCTTCAGCAGGTCATCGCCAAGCAGGCCCCGAAAGTCGAAGCGCTCCAGCGCTTGGCCAAATCCCACGGCGACGTCTGCATCACCACTGCTGCCCAGCTTCTTGGCATTCGCCCAACTAATCTTTTCGCCTGGCTGAACCAGAACCGCTGGATTCATCGCCGTACCGCTCATTCGAGCTGGGTCGCGTACCAGCCGCGCCTGAACACCGGCTGGCTCAAGCACAAGCTGGTCAAGGTCGGCGGTGGGGAAGGGCAGGACATCAAGGTAGTCGAGCAAGTGATGGTGACCCGTTCGGGCATCGTCACGCTGGCTGAACAACTTCAAGGAATCACGCTGTGAGCGTTCAAGCAATGTCCTGGGCGCTCTCTCTGCCCATCCAATCCCTGAAAGACTCGAGCGCGCGTCACGTGCTGCTGTGCTTGGCCAACTACGCCGGTTCGAACGGTGCCGGGGCATTCCCGTCTGCTTCGACCCTGGCTCAAGACACCGGCCTGTCCGAGCGCACCGTGCGTTACAAGCTGGATGACTTGGAGAAGTCCGGACTGATCCAGAAGGGCAATCAGGCTATCGCCGCTGTGCACATTGACCGTCATGACCGCCGCCCAGTTGTTTACGACCTTCAACTATCGCGGGGTGCAAATCCTGCACCCCGTACAAAACGGGGTGCAGATGACGCAACGGGGTGCAACTCACAACAGAACGGGGTGCAGCCTGGAACAGAACGGGGTGCAGAGGCTGCACCCAATACATCAATTAACCATCAAGGAACCGAAGAGCAGCAGCAGCGCGAGATTGCTGACGTGATTGCTGGGCAGGATCAGGCCGCCATCGAGGAGCTAGATCACCGCCAACGCTTCGCCATGTTCGCCGAGTGGGCGTTTCCGGAAAGCTACATGACGACGCAGCTGAAGATCGCTTGCCTCCCGGCAGACTCGATCACTGATGAACTGCTCGCAGGTTTCAAAGGTTTCTTCGTCGCCAAGTCATCGACCGTCGATACCGCTGCTGGCTGGTGCTACCGACTGGCCAACTGGATCAAGCGTGATCGCGTCAAGACTGCCGGTTCCGCTTCTGCTGATGGCCCAGATGAGTTTGACGACGAAGACACCCAATGGATGAATGGGGGTTCGAAATGAGAACTGTCTCCATGGTAGCGGCCCAGGCCATGACCAAGGTTCACCACGGTGATTTCATCGAAACGGACACCGAGTTGTTGGTTCAGGCCCAGAAGAATCAGGCCCACGAAACGGGCAAAGTGATCAACCAATTGTTTCGCCAACTGCGTTCAATCCGGACCGCGTGGCATCAAGCATGGCCCGATGCCAAGGCCTACAAGGAATCGAAAGCGACCTGGTTGCAGGCATTCATCGAGAACGGCATCTGCACCCAGGAGCAGATCGATATCGGTCTGATCCGTTGCCGCGCCGAGCCTTCCGACTTCATCCCGAGCGTGGGCAAATTCATTCAAGGCTGCGTGCCTGCGCCGGAGATGCTCAACCCGCCGTTGCCGAGCGTGGAAGCGGCGTACAAGCAGGCCCTTCGCAACTGTCACCCAACGATGCATGGTGTTGCGAAATGGTTTCACCCGGCCGTCTACCACGCGACCGCCGCCGCCGGGTTCAACAGCCTGCCACTGCTCAGTCGGGAACTTGGCCTGATCAGTTTCGAGAAGCGTTATCTGGAACAGGTCCGCAAGGTCTGGATGGGCGAGCAACTCGGCCCGGTTCCGGTAGCGGAGTTGGCCGGCCCGGCGCCGGAACGCACCCCTGAAGTTGGTAATCAAGCACTGGCCGAACTTCGTGCAATGCGTGCGCGAGGTGTTGCCCGTGGCTGATTCCCGCCTTGCGCCGACCAACCCTGCTGATTACCGCTTTGCCGTGCACTGTTGCGGATACAAGTGGGAGCTGACCGATAAGCCCGACCGCGCAGTCGCGCTGTTCGAGCATTCATCGGCAGCGTTGAAATTCGGCCAAACGATGTGGCCGTCCACCTACGAAGTTATCGACGTCGTCACGGGGGAGCGGGTATGCGCGTGACCTCGAAGAAACTCCGCGCCTCGGCCAATGGCCAGGACTGCACTGTCCGCACGCCAGGCGCTTGCAACTTCGACCCGGCCACGACGGTGCTCGCTCACCTGCCATGCGGCCAAAAAGGCATGGGCATGAAGGGCTTCGACACTGTCGCCGTTTACGCGTGCAGCGGGTGCCACGACGTCATCGACGGCCGCGCCGCCGGCGATATCGATTGGCAGGACATGCCGCGCGCCATCGCCGAAACACATGAGGCCCTGATCCGGGCCGGAATACTGACCGTGAAGGGGGCTGCATGATCGACCCAATGACTTTGCTCGTCCTGATGATTCTTGCCTGCTGGGTACTCCGCGAGTTGTGCGGTGTTATTGATCGCCGGCAACGCCGGGCGCGGGGTGACCGCCGATGAAAGCCTTCACCCCAAAGCTGTTCAAGCAGGCAGCCCCGCGCGCCAAGTCCGTCGACCGCGAAGGCCTTGAGCAGGCTGCACTCATGGCCGAACTCCGTGCCCGCATGCCGGCCGTTGCTGACCTGATCTATCACGTTCCGAATGGCGGGCACCGGCACAAGGCCGTGGCGGCGAAACTGAAGCAGCAGGGGGTGGTGGCCGGTATTCCTGATCTGGTGCTGACCATGGCGCGCGGTGGCTACTTCGGCCTGTACATCGAGTTCAAGGCCACGCCGCCGAACGATGCCGCCATCTCGACCAGCCAGCACGAGCGCATTCGCAAACTAAACGAGCAGGGCTATTTGGCGGTGGTGTGCCGTGGACACTTCGACGCAATGGAGCAGATCCGAGCCTACCTGCGACTCGCACCGACAGTGGTGGCCGCATGAGCCATAACTTCAAGCCGGGCGACCCAGCGCTAACGTTGGTCAATGATCGCGACCTTCCGGCGATGTCTGAAGTAGTGCTTCTATCCCGGTTCGAGAAGGGGGAGTACATCGGATTCGCTTTCCATGCGCCAACGGCTGGCTGGTTCGTGCGTCATGCGGCGGCGATCGATCCTCTGCCGTTCGGAGAGGCGGAGCTGATGCCTCTGCGCGGCGACTTCGCTCCAGAGCAGCAGAAGTCTCGCGAGGTGATCGCATGACCACCGCCGCCGTGAAGATCACCGACGCCGAAATAAAACGGCAGGCCGCCGGCACCGTGCGCGACCTGCGTGACATCGAGAACCGTGGCCTGTACCTGCGTTTTGCCAAGGATCGGGCCCGGGCGTCGTGGTACCTGGTGCTAAAGGGGAAATGGAACCTCGTCGGCAACTTCCCTGACCTCAATACCAAGCAGGTGGTCGCGGCGCTGCCGGCGATTCGCCTTCGCCTCGATGCCGGCGCCGGCTCCAACCTGTCGAAGTGGGTCACTACTGGCGAGCTGCTGGATTGGTACGCCGACCGGATGGCCCGCGACCGTAGCCTCTCGAGCAAGCGCAAAAAGACCGGTGCTTCACTGATCAAGTGCCACCTCAAGCCACTGTTGGGTGGCGTGCCGTTGGCGTCCATCGACAAGGCTACACTCGACGACCAGTTCATGTGGCCGGCGCAGGAAACCATCGGCATCGATTACGTGCGCTCGGCGTTCCAGTTGCTGGCCCTGGCATTCCGTCAGGCGTTCAAGCTTCGGCTGATCGCGGTCAGCCCGATGAAGGACGTCAAGTTCAGCGACTTCTCCAAGGCCAAGGTGGGCGTGAAGCCTTCACGGCTTCGGGTGACCCAGCTTCAGGACCTAATAGCCCTGCTGCGTGATGCCATGGCCAGCGCGCCGGCTGACGCCATGCTCGCCCTAATGATGCTGTGCCACGGCACCCGCATTGGCGAGACCCGGCAAGCCCAGTGGTCGCACATCAGCCTGGCTGAGCGGGAGTGGTTCATCCCGGCCAAGAACACCAAGACCGGTGTCGAGCACCATTTGCCGCTGACTGACCAGGTGCGCCAGATGCTGGTGGCGTATCGCGAAACCCAGTGGGCGAACGGCTATGACGGTCAGTTCCTGTTCCCCTCTCGCAACGGCAAGGCGCTCAGCGAAGGCCAAGCCTGCGCCGTGTTCACCCGGTTAGGGCAGGGCGAGTGGACCAGTCACGACCTGCGCAAGGTGGCCCGCACCGGTTGGGCGGATATCGGTGTCGACCACCTGATCGGTGAACTGCTGATCAACCATGCCATGGGCCACAACGTGAAGGTGTACATCCAATCGGACGTGATGGCTCGCAAGCGTGAGGCGCTGGAACGATGGTGTGCGTATCTAGATGCGAAGGGCTTCAAGCGTATTCACGCGTTGACCGGCTTTAGAACGGGAGATTCTGGTAATGCCCCAGAAGCCACGCAACACAAGGCCTGCGAGGCCCTTCAAGAATCAACCATAGGCGAGGTTTAAAAATGATGAAAAAGCAGCATGGCCCCGCCCTTGTGCGCAGTTTGATACCGATGACCGAGTGCCCATCGTGTGCCGGGAAGGGGTTGATCAAGGGTCTGCTTCATGAGCTCGATTGCATCGGCTGTCATTCATCCGGCTTCGTTCATGCCCAGACCCTGGAGCCGCTGTTGATCGAAGACTTGGTGGTCCAGCTTGGTCGGATGGTTCGCCGGGAGCGGAACCAGCTGAGCAGCACGCCGGGCGTTGGTGGAGCCCAGGGCCAATACGAACAGAGCAACCGCCGCGGTGCCGGCGGATCGAACTACACAGGGGATTGAGCGATGGGCATCTATAAAGACGTGATGGGCACCCTGGTACGCGTACTGGCCGCCGACAACATCGACAACAGCACCAAGCAGTCATGGCAGAAGCTGATCGATGCCGACCTTCGACAGGGCGGTACCGGCAGCTCCATCTCCGTGCGTGACAAGTTCGATTACGACTGCTGCCTGCATGCGCTGCTGCACAAACACCTGGCCCCTGCTCAGTGGGACGTATTGGTCGCCAAGTACTCGACTCACAAAGGCAACAAGGTCGCTTCAATCGGCCGCCTCATCAGCCGGATTCAATCGCCAGCGCCGCAGCTGTTCATCTATAAGGCGGTGACGGCCTGGGCGATCCCAAAGCTGAAGGGTGTTCAGGTTGCGCCGCGCGGAGGTCGGGAAGTGGTGTCCCGCAGCCTTCGGGAAGACCTGGAGCACAATGCAGTCGGCAAGATGATCGCTTCTGGCTGGAAGACTGAGGTGAAGGTCGAGCGCGGCCAGTACGTGAAGAGATCAACCGACATGATCGTGCTGCCGGCCGACTTCTACGACATGAACACTTGGGATCTTGAGGGCAAGCCAGAGTCGACTCGCCGCCGCTGGAAGACGGGCATTGCGCGCTGCCTTGAGCGCCTCGAAGAGCAGGCAGTGGTGCATGCGACCGAGATATTCGATCGGGAGGAAATCTTCATTGATGCCGCTTGACTGTAGTGGCGCTTTGATCGTAAATTAACCCCATCATGTCGATCTTGCGCGTTATGAGAGACGACACATTAAGCCCAGCCCACCGCTGGGCTTTTTGCTTTATGCAGATGAGTGCGCAGGCTGATGCGCAGAGAGCGGGATCAGCTTTGATGGTGGACCGACAGACCAACGCGTAGACAAGGCAAGCCGGAGACCAGCACCGGCCATCTGCACCAATTTCAAGCCTCGGCAATTGCCGGGGCTTTTTCGTTTTCGGCTCCACCACACCCACCGCTCCGAGCTGGGAGTGCTGCTGGGGCCGAATCTATTGCGTTCCCTTGGCCGCCACCTGTCGGCCCTTTTTATTCTCTGGTGCTGCCCATGACTGAAGTGTCGCGCATTGCTGACAGCACGGTATTCAAGGTCGTGGTGCCTGTGCTGCAAACCATCCTGTCTGGTGCTGCCATTGGCGCCTTTATGTACGTGACCGGGTCGCTGACCTCGATTCAGGCGACGCTGAGCAACTACCAGACAAGCCAAGCACTACTGACCCAGCGTATCGACTCGCTGGAGCGCTCCAGGGATTCCACGGACAAGTTCGTCGACACCCTGCGCACGACGGCCATGCGCCAAGAAATGCAGCAAGCTCAATTCGTCGAGAGCCTCAAAGGGCTCGCACAGATGGGTAGGCCACCAAAATGAAGCGCCTGTTGATCGTCCTCATGCTGCTCACCGGTTGCGCGCAGAAAGAAACGATCCAGGAGCCGCCTCAGGCTCACCGCACAACCGTCTACCGCTACACGAATGAATCCTGCGAACCAGCAGAACCCGACAACGAACAACTGCGCCAGGCACTGAAGAGTCGCGACCAATGGAAGCGATACGCCGAGCGGCTTGAAAAACTACCTGGAGCAAAGATCAAATGAAACTCATCGACAACTGGAAGCAAGCTCTGAGCATGACCAGCGTTCAGGCCGGCGGCGCCATTGCTGCATTGGGTGTGGCTGAGCAGCTGATGCCATCACTACAGGCCGTGCTGCCTCCGATGGCTTACGGCGTCCTCGGCTTGCTGGTGATGATCGCTCGGGTGATCTTGCAGCCGAAGCTGACCAAGTAACTGAATCCGCGACACGTTTCGCGAGCAATCAAATTGTGTCGCGACACTGGAGAGAGCCATGAAATTTCGCAAGAAGCCGGTAGTTATCGAGGCGATCACGTTTGAAGAGCTGGTCGCGCACGGAGTAGCCAATGGCGGAAACATCGTCAACGGGATGCCGTGGTCCTTCCAGTACAAGGGGCACGGAGTAACGCACGAAAACGACAACTGCTACCTGATCCCGACTCTGGAAGGCGTGTTTCGGTTTGATCGGGGCGACATGCTGATCACCGGCGTCCAGGGCGAGATCTACCCTTGCAAGCCGGATATCTTCGCGATGACCTACGAAACGGCAGAGTGACCAAGAAGAACTGGTCAGTCACAACCCCAGGCTACAAGCCATTCCCAATGCTGACCCTCGATCGGGCGCTCAGTCACGCTGAGGCACTGGCCTGGGCTCGGTCGATCTGGCCGCTATGCACAGTCGAATGATGTCAGGAGGCTGGTGATGACCAGGCTTGAAAGCTTTCACCACTATAACGATGGCCGAGGCAAGCGCCGGGTCTACGTCAATGGAAATGAGATCGATCGCGTCGTCTGGTGTGACACCTCGATGGGCATTGCCGTGTTCTCACCTTATCCATTCCGACTCAACGGTAAGCGTGACGGGGTCTACACCCGCCGACTGCGCGGTGTTGTGACTGTTGAAAGGGTTGATTGATGGCCTGCGGTGGATGCGCTGACCGACGCGAATGGATCAAGAAGTGGAGCAAGGTTGCATATGAGCGAGCATCTCAGTTGCTTGGAAAGCCTGCTGACCCAGGTGCTGGCCGAGCAAAAGCAGCAGACGGTGATCCTCAACAGGATGGCCGAGCAGCAACTGCTACTGATCCAGGCCCTGGCTGATGATGGTGATGAAGATCCTGATGCGATGCCGTCGACCTACATGGATGGCACACCATGCCGCTGAGACCGCAGAAGCCGTGCAATGCCCAGGGCTGCAACGTCCTGACTCGCAACCCTCGATACTGTGAGGCTCATGCGGATGTGGGCAAGCAGTTCGAGGTGAAGCAGCGAGAGAAGCAGCGAGAGACCAGCAGTCAGCGTGGCTACAGCTACAAGTGGCAGCAGGCCCGCAAGTCCTACCTGGCCAAGCACCCGCTGTGCGCTGAGTGCGAGCGTCAGGGCTTGGTAGTGGTTGCCACTGACCTCGACCACATCATCCCGCACAAAGGCGACAAGGATGCGTTCTGGGTCAGGTCCAACTGGCAAGGCCTGTGCCGCCCATGCCACAGCCGCAAGACAGCGGCCGAGGACGGCGGATGGGGCAACGCGGTGCGGCAGGGCGCGGAAAACCCGGGCAAATGATCGAAATGAGAACGAATCGCACGGATTTTGACCAAAAATGGTCGAAAATGACCGAAATGAGAGGAATTCTCGTTCAGGGGGGTGGGGCAGGGTCGAAAGTCTGGGCCTTTTGGCTCCTAGACCGCGCCCTCAATCGTTTTCTTACACCCGCGAAATTAAAAATTCAGGAGTTGCGCGATGGGAGGCACCGCCACGGTCGCCGGCCGTGGTCGCAAACCCAAGCCAACGGCCAAGAAAGCATTGGCTGGAAACCCTGGCAAGCGTGCGCTGAACACCGCCGAGCCTCAGTTTTCCAAGATCACCCAGATAGACCCGCCCGAGTGGTTCAGCCCTCGGGCCGCCACCATGTGGAACATGATTGTTCCCGAGCTACTGCGCGAAAACGTAGTCGCAATCACGGATCTACATAACGTCGAAGCTTTCTGCACCGCATATGACAACTGGCGAATGGCTCAGGAGTCGATCACGGCGCACGGCATTGTCGTGTCCGGTGCCACTGGCGGGCCGATGAAGAATCCTGCGTTGACCGCGGCGAACGAGACGATGCGCCAGATGGTGACGTTCGGGTCGATGCTGGGTCTGGATCCGGCCAGCCGCACGCGCCTGATAGGTGGCAATAAGGAGAAAGAAACCAACGAATTCGCCAAACTACTGAGTAGCTGATGACCAAATCTGCCCACCCTAACGTCGACAAGGCGACGGCGTGGGGTCGGTCATTGCTTCGTGGAAAGGTCCCGGCTTGCCGTTACATCCACCAGGCGGTGCAGCGCCACTTCGACGACCTGGCCGCGAGTCGAAAGCGCGGGTTCCGTTTCAAGTTTGACCCGAGCAAGGCGGAGAAGAAGCTCAAGCTGATGCAGCTCCTGCCACATACAAAGGGCGAGTGGGCATTCAAGCGTCAGCTGATCAGCCTGGAACCTTGGCAATTATTCGGCCTGGCCGTCACGTTTGGTTGGGTCAAAAAGAAAGGTGGTCACCGCCGCTTCCGTGAAAGCTACTGGGAAGTGCCTCGAAAGAACGGCAAATCGGTTGTCGCGGGCGGCGTGGGCATCAGCATGTTCGTCGCCGACGGCGAGTTCGGTGCCGAAGTGTATGCCGGTGCGACCACCGAGAAGCAGGCGTGGGAGGTTTTCCGTCCCGCCAAGCTCATGGTCAGCAAGTCACCGATGCTGATTCAGGCTGCGGGCATCGAGGTCAACGCCTCGAACATGAACATCCCGTCCGACTTCAGCCGCTTCGAACCACTTATTGGCAACCCAGGCGACGGCGCATCACCCAGCTGCGCGATCGTCGACGAATACCACGAACACCCAACGTCGGCCCAGTACGACACCATGCTCACCGGTATGGGCGCACGCCGGCAACCGCTGATGTTCATCATCACCACCGCCGGTGCCGATATCGAAGGGCCTTGCTACGACAAGCGCCGGCAGGTCGTGGAGATGCTGGCCGGTACCGTACCTGACGAAGAATTGTTCGGCTGGATCTGGACGCTCGACGAGGGCGACGATTGGACCGATCCGAAGATGCTGGCCAAGGCCAACCCCAACCACGGGGTTTCGGTGTTCCAAGAGTATCTGGAGAGCCAGCAGGCCAGGGCAATACGTTCTGCGCGGTTCGCAAACACCTTCAAAACTAAGCACCTAAACCTCTGGGTGAGTGCAAAGTCTGGCTTTTTCAACATGGAAGACTGGAGATCTTGCGAAGACACCACTCTCACGCTCGAGCAGTTCGAGGGGCAGGAGTGGATTGCAGGCTTCGACTTGGCGCGCAAGCTGGATATGAACTCAAGGGCGCGCCTGTTTTGGCGTGTCATCGATGGCAAGACCCATTACTACAGCGTGGCCCCGAAGTTCTGGGTGCCCTATGACACCGCGTACGACAGCGACAACAAGCGCATGTCAGAACGATTCCAAGCGTGGATCAACTCCAAGCACCTGGAGATAACCGATGGCGCCGAGATCGATTACCGCGAAATCTTCGAAGACACCAAGGAAGCCAATCATCAGGCGCCGGTCCGCGAGTGCCCGATTGACCCTCACGGCGCAACCGGCCTCAGTCACGATCTTGACGACGAGGGCTTCAGCCCGATCACGATCACGCAGAACTACACCAACATGTCCGATCCCATGAAGGAGCTTGAGGCGGCTATTACCGCCGGCCGGTTCCATCACGACGGGCACCCGATCATGACCTGGTGTATCGCCAACGTGATTGGCAAGAACATGCCTGGCAACGACGATGTCGTGCGGCCCATCAAGCAGGGCGACGACAACAAGATCGATGGCGCCGTCGCGCTGATCATGGCAATCGGCAGGGCGCTAATTCTGGCCAACGACAACAGCGGCAACATCAGCGACTTCTTTTCGAAACCAATCATTGTTGGATAACTCACCCATGGATACAGGCCTGATCCTCTTCATCGTGGCGGCCGCGGCCGCGCTGTGCCTGTTCGTCGCCGGCGTCTTTGTTCTGGCTGGTGTTGGATGGTCCCTCATTGCTGGAGCGTGTTCGTTCTTGGCGACGGCGGGATTCATTCGCAAGGGGCTGACCAGTGAATAAACCTCTCAAGTCTGTGCTACGCCAGGCGCTGTTCAAGTCAGCAGAGCCGGGTCTGGTTAAGTCCTCCCTGGCAGGCTGGGTGGGCAGACGCATTGGCCTGGGTGACGCGGCTTTCTGGAATGGCTATTACGGCACCGATTCAGCTTCAGGAAAAACAGTAAGCCAACAAACGGCGCTACAGCTTTCGACGGTTTGGGCCTGTGTACGTCTCATTGCCGAGACGTTGGCTACGCTCCCGATCGCGCTCTACGAGGACAAAAACGGTGTTCCGGAGGTGGCAACGTCGCACCCCGTCCACCGAGTCATCAGCCAGCAGCCAAACGCAGATCAAACGCCAGTCGAATTCTGGGAG